GACATATTCATTTTTATAATATCAAATTCGTTTCCAATGGTTGCAACCTTATCAAATATACTATGATATCTTTGATTATTTCCATATGGTGCAAGTCCCATTACCTTATACTCACCTTCGTTTGGTTTGAATCCCAAATAAGCGGTGAATGCTGAATATATTAAACCCAATGAATGTGGGAATTGCAATGTTTGAATCTTATGAAACCCTTTATCATCACACATTGTAGCGTATATTGTGTCAAACTCACCAACACCATCAATTGACAAACCAATTGCGTTATCAAATGGAGACGTATAATATGAAAATGCTAAATGAGATAAATGATGTTTAGTATATGTAATTACTCCTTCATATCCGATAGACCACAATAAAGGTTTTAGTGCACCTTCATCCATATTCCATCTATTGTTAAATTTTCTCCATTTTTTGGGAAATCGTAATCCACCCCACTTACCTATAAATTGTCTAACTCTTTCATATTTTAAATTCGGGTCTTCATACCAACAAACCATATCAACTTCGTCAATTCTGATTTTTGCATAATCCAAACACCATTGAATTGCTTTAAACGGAAAAGAACTATCATGCTTTTCGCCGGATAGTTTCTCTTCTTCAATAGCACATATTACTTTACCATCTATTACGATTGCTGCAGCTGAATCGTGGTAAAATCCTGATAAACCTAATTGTATCATATTTTAAATTTTTATATCACCCTCTCTATCAAATTCATTATAAAGTGCCATTTGTTTTTCTTTCATCTTATTGACAACTTTGGTTATATAATGTGTTGGGTGACCGGTCATCTCTCTAATTAAAAGATATAATGATTTTTTATTAAAGTTTTCTATGTAATTAGCTCTACGAAATAATTCCAATACAGAATCTGCAATTTGAATATCTCTTTTTTTAGTAAAATGATTTTCTAAATGTTTATCCCAGTATTCTAACATTCTAATATTAAAAGTTCTATGTTCTTCATTTCTTTCCTCTTCTCTAAAATTGTTTTCGGTATCAAATGATTCAGGTAAACCAGACATTACATCCGTATCTTTATATCTTTTGTAGTTTGCATTGTTATTTAAAATAAGATAGTTTCTGGCAACAATAGTAAAATAAGAAAAGGCTTTACCTTTACCCGCTTTGTACATATGAATTTTTTCAATCATAAATGCAACAACCTCTGCCATTACATCTTTTGGGTCATCATCAAAGTAAGTAAATTTCCATTTATTATAAACAATTTCTGCTAATTTTTCAAATGCTTCTGCAATTCTTTCTCTATATAATTTATCTTTAATATATTGGTCGGTTGTAAGATTGTATTCAATTATTGCATCTTCCGTATCTTTGGGGAAATATTGTCTATTCGGCCCTCTCTTTTTTCTTGGCATGTTTATCTTTGTTTGAATTTTTCAATTGTTTCTTTAATTTGATAAAATATAGAACCAACGTCATCATCCTTCTCAAACATTTGACTATTATCAATTTGTCTCAATGCTTCCAGTAATGCTTCATTTTTTTGTAATTCCGCTTCAATGAATTTATCATTTTCTTCAATGATATCTTCATATTTTTCTAATTTTTGTAAAATATTATAAATTGCAAATGAAAGTGCAACTATTAATAATGATAATATTGATATTATTGTGTATAACATAATTAAACGATTTCGTATCCTTGTAAAAAATATTTGTTTGCATTTTTGTATTTTACTTCAACCATTTCACCTTCTTTGGATTTCATAACAATTTTATCATTTCTTCCGTATGTGGTTTTTTTGACAACCTGTGTATTATACACTCTATCTTTAATTGTAAACCCATCCAAATGGTCAATTTCATGTTGAACTATTACAGTCATCATTGTTTCTTTTGAAACTTGTTCGTTTGCTTTATCACCCTCTGGATTAATCTCAAATGTCAATGTTCCCAAATTATCAGTATCAACTACAACTTTACAAGCTCTAATTGTTCTAATTGGTTTAGTAAGTGTTGATGGTATTGATAAACATCCTTCAAAGAATAAAAATCCTTCTTTTGACTTTTCTTTAATAACCGGATTTAATAAGAATAATTCCTCATCACCAAATTGTATATAACATGCTCTTTTCTTAATACCAATTTGTGTTGCTGAAATACCTAATCCTGGATTTTCTATTAAGGCTTGAGTTAATTCCATTCTTAATTCATCGGCCTCTTGTTGTGTAATTTCGGTTTTGTATGTTGGTGTTTTAAGATATTCTCTAAACTCTGCCGTTTCTAAACCAAATTGATTTTTGTCTACTATTAATTTCATTTTTTATTTTTTAAGTCCGTATTTAATATATTTGTACCAAATTCTTTCATGTAGATAATATTGAATGGGTTTATATACCAATTCTGCTACCCCAAATGCTGCTCCAACTTTAATTGAACCACTTACCCACCACATTATTAAAAACCCAATAAGAGTACTTAAAATACGATATGATATGGTTTTTGCTATGTGCCTTCTTCTTTCTACTATCATATAAAACTTTTTTCTTTTTTTATGTAATCAAATCCTACATTTCCCGCCAATACAATTCTATCCAAATTTGAATTAGGTGCATTGTTTACCGAATGTGGCATATCCGCTTCCATTATTATTAATTCATCTTCTTCGGGTCTTATCCAATATACATATCCATTTTTACCTTTTAAATATAAAACACCATCTTCATTTTCCATAACTTCCGGCATTTGAATATAATAGACACATGCATAATGTGGTACGAATATACCACTTTTTTTACTAATTTCGGTGTGCGTGTGGTATTTGTCGTTTTTATTATGAAAATTTTCTTGTATGGGATTTTTAGAACGAATTTGGTTTATCCAGAAATCTATATTAATTTTATTATAAATTATATTTTTTTCTTCATACAATTTTTTAGACTCATTAATGCCAATTTGGACAATTTCATCTAATTTTTTTTCTATTTCAATATTACCAATAAAATCTAAATTTGCTTGCCAAGCTTTTTTATAACTGAACGAATCCGTTTTACTACGTGGTGTTGCTTCAATTATAGAATACGACTGTTTTAAGAGTGCTTCCTTATCCGTAGATAAATTTAATTTAGTTTTCCAAATAAACGTAGTATCGTCAAAATATATCTTTTCCATTATATTGCACTATCATTTTTTTCGATATTATAGACAATTACATCACCATTTGAGTCGATATATTTTTGTCTAATTGCTGTACCACTAATTTTTTCGATTTCTTTTGGTGGTTCGTGATAAATTACGTCATAACCAACCGCTCTACCATAATTTACACTTTCAATATCTGGAATAATACTTAACATTATCTTATCCCAATTATTTGTAAAGAATGGTTCATTTTGTAATTCTTGTAATACTTGTTGTGCTGATTTTGGATTATTTTCATCCACTTGTACATCTCTAATTGCAACCCAAACATTTTTTCCTTTTGTTAATTGTTGATTAATTAACCATTCATGTCCTTTGTGCCAAGTTTGCCATCTTCCGATGAACATTGCGTATTTTTTCATAAATTAATTTTTCGTATTTCTAATATACGAAAATAATTCTAAATTACCAAATAATTAATAAGTTTTAATTAAATCGTCTTGTTGGGATTTTTTGTACTTTAACCAATAATTTACGGCATTTTGGTCATTTATCCATTTTGATTTATCATTCCAATCAAAGTCAGGCCTTGCATAATATGGGAATTGATTTCTTATACCCAATTCACGTTCTCTATGACCTTCAGGAGACCATTCATCAATTATCCCATCATTATTCGTATCATAACCATCAATTGTTCCATCACCATCCAAGTCAATAGGAATCCTAACAATTGTATCTTCATTTTTCTTGTTAATCTCATTTGTTTCGTTTTCGTTAAGAATATTTTCTACTATAACTTCGTTTTCTTCTTTTATTGTAGAATTTTTTCCAATATCTCCATAAATTTCGTAATTTTTTTCCATTAAATCATCTAAATTATCGTATAGTCCTAATTTTTCATCATTTTGCATGATTTCGGTAATAAGTTGTTTTTGTTTTTTCTTTTTATCTAAAATCAATCCGTTAAATGCGATAATTAATGCAACTGCTAATGGGTCAAACACAATTACAATCAAAAATATGAAGAATTTTACAACATTTTTTAATTCCATACCAAATGCTTCAGCAATAAATCGGAATCCACCGACTTCTTTTTCTAAATCTAAATTAGAAACCTTAATTTTGTTGATTTCTTCATTATTTTTAGCATTTTCAGTTTGTAAAATCTCAATTTTTTTGTTAATTTGAGCAGTTTGTTTGTCTTTGTTATCAATTGAACGTAAAAGACGAGAATTTACCTTACCTTTGTCTAAAATTTGTGATTGTGTTGAAGATAATTGACCTAATTGAGTATTAAGTTGGTTAATTTGTAATGTATTTTGCTCAATTTTGGTAGTATAAACCAAAACTTCTCTGTCTACCTGTTGTAATTGTAGGGATTGTGCCTGAAAAGCGTTTGAGAGATAACCAAAAATACCGGCAGAAGTAATTAACATCAATAATGCAACGGCAGAAGTCAAATACCACTTATTAAATCCTTTGATATTATCCCATTCTTGTTTCAAATAAGTAGCTGCTACTAACTTTGCAAGTTCTAGTGCACCGGCCATTATCATAACAGATACGGCCGCTCCACTAAATAAAACACCCAAACCTGTTACGGAGAAGTAAGCTGCACATCCGGCGATAATTAGTGCAGAAAATCCGACTAACCATTTAAGCCAATTCATTTTATCTATTGATTCTTGTTAATTCACCAACACGCTCTACTATTTTTCTAGCGTCTTCCAATGTAGTATGAGCTTCCGATGGTGACATATGTTGTGCACCAGTAATTCCGTTTTGTAAAATTCGTAATTTTCCGTCTAAAGCTTCTAACAATCCTTGTATCTTTTCGTTGTATATCATAGTAATAAGTATTTATTTGTATAAAAAAAGGTAGAAGTGACTGAACTCCTACCTTTGTAATATACAAAAAATAACTGAATTAACCAACTTTTAAGGTTAATTTTTTTGGTTTGGACTCTTCTTTCTTTTCAAGAGTAATTAATAAAATACCATTTTTAATTTCAGCTTTAGCTTGTCTACCATCATAATTTTTACCGATAGTAATTCTTTCTTCGATGTCTGAAATTAATTGATTGAATGGATTTTCTTTGTCCTCTTGTGACTTTTTTGCTTTGATTTCGATTTTGTCCTCATAACAATTGATTTCAATATCTTTCGGATTGTGTCCTAATACAGATAATGCCATCGTTGCAGTATCTTCTTTAATATCTACTGCGAATTTTGTAGGAACATAAGTTGTTCTTGTTTTTGGTTGTTCGATTGGAAAAAATTCATCGAATAACTTGTCGTAATCAATAATGTACATAATAAATGTTTTTAGTTAATAATACCCATATAGTCCAAATACTATACCAACCCTTATTTTGTATCAAATGTGTAACAAAATTACACTTACTTTGTTACAAATCGGAAAATATGTCATTAAATTATGTTATCTTGTCTTTCAATGATTGTAGACATATGGTCTGCCCAATGCATAATAAATTGTAACTTATAAACTAATTGTTTCTTTAAGTCGTGACCTGCTAAATACTTTTGATTATCTTCGTCATACATACCATCAGTAAGTTTGATTGCAAAATATTCTTTCTCATTATACTGAATGCCATAATGGTTCAATGTAAAGAAAGTTCTATCGGTCAAAGACATATATGGTATTTTTTCATTACGAACAAATAAAGTTCCATATTTTTTTTGAGACCATTCCTCTTGATTTGGTAGATAATGAACTTCACCTTTGATACCCAATTTACCCAAATCGTGGTGTAAACAACTGAATACTAATTCTTCTTCTGTAAAATCTATCTCACCACCCTGTGCAATAAACAAATCTCGCATTTTAAGAGCATTCTTTGTTACATTGAAGATGTGGTCTATATAACCACCAAAATATGCGTTGTGATAATGTTTTGAGCCGGATGCCGGAGATACTGCTAAATTACTACCCAATTCTTCTTCGGAATACATATGGAGTAATTTCTCCAATCTTTCTCCTTTAAAATATTTTTTAATTACTGCGATAAATCTATCGTAATTTGCTTTTAATTCTTGTTCTGTTTTTAGTTTCATAATTTAGAGTTTAATTGTTTATAATACTCTAATATACGATAAATTATTGATATTACCAAATTTAAATTAATGTATTTTTAATTGGTTTTACATTTTCAGGTAGATAACTTCTAAAATTTTTATAGATATGATTATGTAATTTCATTGAATATTTTACATTATGAATTGGTCCTGGATGTACACCATCTACACCGAAATCTATAAATGGCATGCCATATTCACCATCAAATCTATTGACTTCTTTAAAATCAACAGGTATACCCATCCAACCATTCCATAACCAATTACACTTTTTTGATTCTAAAAAATATTTTATTAATAAATGGTTTTTATACCAATTTATAAAATCTTCATTATCATTTTGTAATTCATTTTTTAATGATTGTATTTTTTCACCATCCGAAGTTTCCGATAAATACCCCCATGCACCGGTTGGCATATATGGTTCTATTCCACCATCATTTGTATATATTTCTCTTCGTTGTGGTGATGTGTACATTATCAAAACTAAATCAGGTTTAATTAAATCATAATAACTTAGTAAACATCTACTAATATAATCATTACTTCTACCACCCATTCCAAAGTTATTATTTACACAAT